GCCCTAGGATTGTTTATTGATTGAAGTGCTTTGCTCTTATCTTGTTTTTTCTGTTGACGGATATAACGCATTTTCATTGCGTCAACATATCTCAACTCTTGAATTCCGTCTTGTGGATTTTTTAAATCGATTACTTTATGGTAGTATAGTCTACCATCAACGTACCAATTTCTATAAATTTCGTGAGACTTCTTATCAAAGTCTAAGAGATCTAGAATTGTTTTAAATTCATCTCTTACTTTTTTCTTTATACCATCACTTGCGTTCAGGTTGTCCAAATCAATTTGAACAGGAACATCGTTAGAATCCGAAACAATTGCTTCGTTTACGATATCTTCGATAGCACTATCCACCTCAGGATGCAGAGCCATTTCTCTGTATCTCTTGATTAGATCGAATTCTGTTCTGAATACTCCTTCAATATCAACATAAGAACCGAAAAATCCGCTTGTTAGATAGTGATCAACCCCGTCCTCATTTGACTGAGGAACGGGGGATTGAACACTAGGCGGTTTTTGGTCGTTATCTTCTATTGAAAAACCAAATAACTTAGCCATTATTTAAATATGGTGATCGATTACTGTACCTATTTATCAAGTGATAGAAACGCCAGCCTGATCGGTTGCGCCACCAGTAATCTGTTTAGATCCTGCAGTCCAGTATTGAACTTGGAACTCAACAGTATACTCTTCAATGGTATCTCCAGTATCATAACTCAGATCAATCTGAGAAATATTTGTTGGGAAAATATCACGGAACATATATGTTCTTAGTGGTTTAATTTCAGTTCCTCCTGCAATCTCACTATTTGTTGTGCTTTCGGCCATGCGCTTATTAGCACCTCTTCCTAACTGATGAACAACCGCATTAGCCATATAAGACGTTGGATTTGTAGCACCTGTGTTATTATCGAGTTTGCTAATTCCGTTCATCCATAGTTCAAAAGCACTTCTAAGTTTGAAGTCTTCATCATTGATAACGGTAACAGTCCATGTATCGAAAGTTCTGTCTCCAGCAACTTTCAGAATTCTACCTCTGAAAGGAACATCAATTGGAGCAACGTTGGAAGCGGGTAGAGCCGCTGCCTTACATAAGAACTTGAAAGTGTCGGCATCCCAATCGATGCCTTCTGTAACTGCTGGAATTGAAGCGATATCAACTTCAAATAGATTAGGGCGAGCGCCACCACCCGCGAGGGCAGTTTTGAAGTCGGTGATTGTGCGTAAAGTAGACATTTTAGTTTCCTCCTAGGTTTCTATAATAAAATTATCAAACTCTACCAGCAACTTCTTCAAAACTTACACCCGTTCTCGTAGCAACGAAAGTGAGTGTAACGAAGTTGATTGACTTAGCAGGCTTCAGGAAGATGTCTGCTCTAAACTCATTGTTATCAACGATGTCTGGAGTGTTATTTGTTTCGTCACAAACAACCAAGAATCCATAAAGACCTCTCTTTGCTTCAATATCGCGGAGATATGGTTCTACGATGTTAACAAAGTTTGCTCTTGTGATTTGGTCGTTGAGTTCAAAGAGTTGTGACTCTGCTGCTTTTTGCAGTGCTTGCTCAACTGTGAGGAAGAGGCGACGAACGTTAATACGGTCGAAAGCAGAAGAAACAGCTAGTGCAGTCTTATCACCGAAGAGAAGAATTCCAGAACCAGACTGATTAACAATAGAGTTAATTCTCTTTGGATAAAGTCTATCTCTTTGTGTTTTGGATGGATTGTATGCAAGTTTAATTGCATTATTCAATGTACCTCTCTGTAGACCAGCAGGAGAGAACCAAGGATAAGCAACAATGTTAGTTCTTACCATTAGTCCAGCAACGTCTCCGTTGGTTGGAACATAACGGAATCTATCATTGAATCTATCATACATGTACTTGTATCCAGTATCGAATACAGCGTAAGATGAAGATGTTAGTGAAGAATAGAATGAGATAACATTATCTGTTGCAGTATCACTATTTGCAACGTCAACAACATCTGCCTTATGTGGAGAAATTGTTGCCATGCAATCTTTTCTCTGATTAACAATCGAGATCAGATAGTTTGCTTTTGCCTTGGACTCATCTTTAGTCGAGCATCCTGGTCCACCGATCAAGAAGTCAACTTCGACTTCATCTTTGTTGGAGAATAAAGAGTATCCAGAAATCAACTCTCCGAGAGTTGCCGTCATACCTCCTGTTGCACCATAGTCTGCACCAGAGGAAAGACTGTAAGTTACAGAACCAATAGCATTAAAGGTAACACCTTGTGCTAACTGATTCCATGCTCCAGCACCAGTAGTAACTGGGGTCCAAGATCCAGTAAATCCAGTTGCTGTTGCAGTTGTACCGTTTACAGAATCATCCTCATCTCCAAGGTTTGCTCCCTGATAAACATATTCTGATCTATCAGCGATGTATCCTTTGTAGTAAACTTTCAGAGGAGAATTTACTGCGGAAATTGCATCAGTAGACTTGGAAAGGAAGGTGTGCTTCTCAAGAAGGTTTCCTTGAATTCCTGTTACTTTTCCTTCATCATCATAGATTGCGACGTGGAGAGAATCTCCAGATCCAGATCTTTCAGCAGAGAAGGTACTTGTAACTGGTCTTGGTGCAATGTTTTTCCAATAAACTGTGGAGTTTGTAAGTCCAAGTGTCTGTTGATCATACCAGTCAACAACCGCAGAAGCAGTTTCTGTTGCAACTCCAACACCACTAGAGTTTACAAATGTGACGCTATTTGTTGCAGCAACTGATGCTCCAATTACACCCTCTGCATATTCTACTGCAGTAAACGTGGAAGTAGCATCGTCAACTCTTCCTAAGACTTTAAGATCTACTTTATTGTTAGCTGCGTCAACTCCAGTTACAATTCCTTTAAGGTATCCAGTGAACGTAGTTGTTGTACCATCTGTTCCAGGAATTGTAACTCCTGTAAGAGTTACCTTGAATCCATTACCTACCGCAACTGTAGATGCAGAACCAACTGTAACGGTTTGGTCTGCTAGGTTATCAATTACACAAACTTTAATTCCATTTCCCCACTCTCCAGGAGTCTTTGCGGCAAATGCCCAATCGACGCTATCTGAAGAATAGTTGTCTTGATAGTCTTCGTAATTTTTAATTTTTGGTGCAGTATGACCTGTAGATGCAAATCCTACGGATGCATTCTTCAGGTTGCTTCCATCAGTTCTTACGACTTTCAGTACGCCGCCGTATGAAAGAAAAGAAGATGCTGCAAGCCAGTATCCATATTGTCCATTATTATTACTTGGTTTTCCAAACTCTGCAATGAGTTCTTGCTCGGTTGCCACGTCAGTTGGATCTTCAACGGGACCGATTGGGAAGGGTCCAGCGATAGCACCAATATTATCTAAAACATTCTCAGCTCTTCCTACCGTAAGGTCTACTTCCCTGGTTAATACACCAGGAGATAATTGAGGAGTCGCCATGTTTTTCTCCTGTGATAGTTTCAGTTTAACTTGAAATATTTATTAAAAACCGCATTTTCAGTGGGGAAATGTAGCGTGAACTACCAGTCTGGGTATGACCAATCAACAAATGGCGTTTGTTTTTTTCTGCTTTCAACAATTCTCTTTATAGTACAATCTTTACATTCATATGACCATGAAGATGGAACTGCTCCTCTATCTTTTCTTGTTCTATAGAAGTCTTCTATTAGATTCTTAGTCTTTCCGCAAACTCTACACTTTCTTTCATTAAGTAGAAGATGTCCAAGTTTTATCTGACTATCCAAATCCATCAGAACCATCTCCAAGGAAGCATTGAATAACCTAACATATTTAACACTGGTTCAAATGCTAATGCTAAAAGTGTGAACATCAACACTTCGATAAAAGCTTGTTTCCATAATGGTTGCTTTAACTTCCATTCTTTGAATTTATTTGGTTTACTTGCTAAAGCATATAAACCAGATTTTTTACCAACAACTTCTGCCCACCAATTTGGATCAACAATATTGCTCAATAAGTTTAAAAATCTAATCATTGATAATCCCACATATAAGACATATCACCGTACTCACTGATCGATGCATTGGACCAACGATCTCCTTCAGCATCTACAAATGAAGAGTTATCTAATCCATCGTCAATAAATCCAAAAGGAGCCATATCTTGTTCTATCTGATTTTTTTGCTCCTCATAAATTCTTTTTCTAACATCTTGATCGGTTAGTTCTTTGAAGTAATCCTGAGCAACTAACCATGCATAGATGACAAGACACATTGCAAGGTCATCATTACAACCTTCTTCTGCCTCAAATGA